TAAAGCAAGTAATTTTTGTAGAGAAATTTGTTACTGATATCTTCACGAAACAGTATAAACGAACCCTTGCGTGTAACCTTGATTACTAAAAACCACAACAAACCAAATTCTGCTTGAGCTATCCATTTATCTAATGTTTTGTTTTCGTTAAAAAGCTGATGAAAATCAAATGATTTATAATTTTTACATTCAATTTTAAATCGAGAAAGACACGGAGGAACCATAATATCCCCATCCATCATCCGTTTTTGCTGTTCCGTTAATTGATCAATTCGGTAAACGTTAGCGCCTCCAGTATAGGCTCCGGAATTTGGAACTCTAATAAAATTTTCATTAAACGTTTCACTTAAATCTTTTGCAACATCACGCTCCCATGCGTTACCTTTTTGTTTTGCCGCACTTGGCATATATGTTTACTTATCGCTTAGCTAAATCTTGCAAGTTTATGGCTTGCTTTACTGCCTCTAACGGTATTTTTGCAGTCCAATAATTACCCTCATCTGCGGGATTTAACTCTGGTAATTTATCTCTATCTAACACTAATAAATATGCTCTACCTTTTTGTTTATATTCATGAAATGCAAATCTACCAGCTAATTGAATATCATCCGATACATATGAACCAGTTATACCTTTGCGTGTATTACCAACACCACGAGAAACTACAAATTTGTATTTTTCTAAATTTTTATATTCTGCGGAAGAAATACCTCTATAAACCTCATCAGGGCTATTTTGTAATTTAGCAATATTAGCTACTATTTTTTTATGCTCATCACTCTCTGGTGGGAAAAGCAAATAATCATATATAGTTTTACTTTCGTTTAGTTTTTTTTTACGCTTTTTCTTAATTTTACCTTTACGGGTTATAGTAGCTCCTAAAGCTTTAGGTAATCTTGCATCACCAGGCGCATATGTATCACTAGATTTATAATCTCCACCACCCTGACCTCCATCTGCAGCCATACCTACAGATGCCATAGTATTATCAGTTAAATACCTAGTTACTAATTGGTTAAATAATTTTAATGGCACTTTAATTATTTATTTCTCAAAGATTAATTAGTTGCAATCTATAAAAAATCACTAGAATAAATATATGAATATTGATGAGATCATTGAGCAGTATACTATAGAATCTAGTATTGATACTAATATTGATAGACTCAATGTAACTGACGTACAAGAAAGATTAGTAAACAATAAACATAAATGGTCAGCTCGTTTAATTAATCATAAAATTAAACTTAATAAATACCGCAACCAACGATTTACTATCTTAGAAGAAAAAATAGAAGAATTTCAAAATACTCAACCGGTGATGGTTAATAAATCTATTGCTGAAAAAGCTGTGAGTAAGAAAAAAGATATAAGAATTATTGATAATAAGATAGAAAACGAAATATTAATCATACAACACGTTGAAAACATTTATAAAAATATAAGCTTTGCTACTAACGATATTAAAAACTTAGTAGAATTAATGAAGCTTGAAATGCAATGATTCATATTAAAAATCATTCCAACTCTCAAGTAGTTCTAGAAGGTCCTGAATTAAACATAATAAGAGAACACTTTAGTGTTAAAAATGAAGCTGCCCATTTTCAAAGACGTATGGGTAGGTTTGTTCCTTCTCGTACATATGTTATTACTAATAACGGGAAAGTAGATATCGGTCTATTAGAAGAAATAATAGAATTTTGTATGCAAAAATCGATAGCTGTTATGCAGTCAGAAGATATAAAAAATATACTTTATCCTTCTTTATCTAGAACGTATACTTACCCGTACGAATTAAAATTAAAACTTAGAGAATATCAACAAGAGATAGTAGATAAATGTATTACTAATGGAAGAGGAACTGTTGTACTCGCAACAGCAGGGGGTAAAACTCTTACAATGGCTGGTTTATTAGAATTTTATTATAAAAACTTTAGTAGAAATTTTAAATGTCTTATAATTGTACCTGATCTAGGATTAGTAAATCAAACAAAAGGAGATTTTAAAGATTATAATACATCTTTTACTACGTCAAAATGGACTGGTAAAGACGAACTTAATTTATCCTCAAATGTTATAGTAGCAAATTTAGGTATACTACAAAGCTCTAAACAAGATATATCATGGATAGAACATATAGATTTACTAATAATAGATGAAGTACATAAATTGAGAAGAGGTAATAAAGTAAATAAAATTTTAAGTAAAGTAAAAACTAATAATCGTTTTGGTTTTACTGGAACACTACCTCCTGACAATTTAGATAAATGGAATATTTACGGTAAAATAGGTCCTCAACTTTTCGAAAAAATGGCTCATGAATTACGAGATGAAAAGTATGTTACTCCAGCACGTGTTCATGTATTAGAAATAAATTACAATACCCCTACTGATCAAATATATCAGGGAAATAATAGTAATGCTTTTTATTTGCAAGAAAGCGAATTTATAAGAAGTAACACATATAGAAATAATCTTATATCTAAATTATGTAATAAACTCGACAATAATGCATTAATACTTGTTGATTATATTGAACATGGTGAATTATTAACAGCAGCATTACAGGAAATATGTAAAAAGAAAAAAGTGTATTTCATACAAGGTAGTGTCGATACTGAGGAAAGAAAAAAGATACAAAACTATATGGAGAAAAAGAAAAATATAGTAGTTGTTGCAATATCAAAAATATTTTCTACAGGTATTAATATTAAAAATTTACATTATATTATTTTCGCAGGAGGCGGTAAAGCAAAAATTAAAATCGTTCAAAGTATCGGTAGAGGTTTACGGTTGCATACTGATAAAGAAGAGCTTATAATCTTTGATATCGCTGATAACTTACGATACGGTCAGCGACATGTGGAGGAGAGATTAACGTTATATGATAACGAAGATATAAAATACAAATTTACAAGTTATAATGAAAGAAACGAAACCAAAAAAGAAAAAGAAAAAAGCTAATAAGAAGGCTTACTATGTAAGTCCAAAAGAGTTTTTAGGTCGTTTAACTGAATACTATGAAACCGATGATTTAGTAGATGAACTTGCGCAATCAGTTTACAAAATTGCAGTTGGTTTAAGTTATTCTCCAAATTTTATAAACTATAGTTATAAAGATGAAATGATAGGAGATGCAGTTGTAAAAATGGTTGCAGCTGTAAAAAATAAAAAATTTAATCTTGAATCTTCCTCTAACCCGTTTTCTTATTTTACAACAATTGCTTATCATGCATTTATTAACAGAATAAAAAAGGAAAAAAAATATAGAGAAACTATTAATGATTATCAAGAACAAGTTTACGGAAGCTTAGCGCAAGAAGAAGACATACCAAAAATGGCTCCGCAAAAAGATTATGATAAAGAAATGTATTATTAATGGAAAAATATAAAATAGCATTTTTTACAGATCTCCATATAGGGGTACATCAGAATAATGAACGTTGGCTCGATGTAACATATAATTGGGCAAAATGGTTCACATCTGAACTAAAAAGTAAAAATATAGATAAAATTATTTTTGGTGGAGACTTATTTCATTATAGAGACGAAATCAATGTAAAGACATTACATTTCACAGATAAATTATTAGATTTATTTGATGATTTTGATTTATATATGATACCAGGTAACCATGATGCATATTATAAAGATAATGCTTCAGTACATTCTTTATCGATACTTAATAACAGAAAAAATATTAAAGTTTTTGATAAACCAACTAGTTACGATTTAGCTGGGAAACAAATTGGTTTTTGTCCGTGGGGTACATCCATAGAGGAAATACCTAATCATTGTAACTTGATAGTAGGTCATTTTGAGCTCGAAAATTTTAATTTTAATAATCACAAAATTTGTGAAGAGGGATTAAAATCTCTTGATATTATCAAAAAGTCAAAATTAATTTTTTCCGGTCACTTTCACAAAAGACAACAACGTACATATAATGACGGTACAATAATATATGCTGGTAATCCATATGAAATG